GGGGTAGTAAAAATTGGTAGGGGGGTACCAAAAATTGGAACCCCTTATATATGTTATAAGATAGTTACAAGATAGAGAGATAATATAGGTTAAAGAAAATATAAAAAGAAATTGGCGCAACTATGGCAAAGATTGAGCATGATTTAGGAAAAGTCTACGCATTCATTGACGGGGCTAACTCAGACCCTACTTTAGGACGTTTCCTAGCAACAGAGGCAGCCCGTGGCATGACGCCCTATGTTCCTATGTTCACGGGAGTACTTGCTGCAAGCGCTAGCGTTGAGCCGTTCGCAGTGACCTATAACACGCCATACGCCCGTTACGTCTATTACGGTGACCGTATGCGTATCTCCAAAGAACGACACCCCCTAGCAAGTACTCACTGGGATAAACCCTATTTGGCTGCACACCTAGAGGACTTATGTAGGGCTGGTAGTAACTTTCTCAACAAAAGGCACTAGAGCCGTTTTAAGCCTTACAATAGACTAAAACGGGTAAGTACTTAGAAAACGGCGTAAATAAGCCTTAGAATGGCTTAGAAAGTCTCTGAGAGGTATCTAATGAACATACAGGGTAAGACTAAAGCGGTTCAAGAATGGTTAAAGACTAACCCGCTGATTGGTAAGCGCCTTAAAATCAACGCTACCGATATGAAAGAGGGCGAGATATCGGTAAATGTGGTATCTAACACCGACCTAGACACCGCTTTTATTGACGGTACTCAAGAGCGTAAATACACGTTTGCTTTGGTATTTGTTAAAAGCTGGTCGGCTGGCTACGATAAAGTCAACATTGAGGCTATGGAGTTCGGCGAGAAAGTCACGGACTGGATAACGGCGCAATACCTCAATGACAATATGCCTGACTTTGGGAAATCGTGTACAATTAGGGCAATTAGACCGCTGCAAAATATCCCTGACTGTTCAGCGGTTTATAGTGAAACTGGTAACGCCCGTTATCAGCTTTTATGCGATATCGTATATTGGGAGAAAGAGGCATAATTATGCAGCTAACAAGGGATAAGTTTGTACCGCTTATTGATATTTCTGAACAGAAAAATCTTTCTAAGCTGGTACGTATCGACAAGTCTACTAAGTTTGAACTTTCGTTCAACGCTCAGACCGACACAAAGGGTTACATTTGCAGCAAGAACGATAGTACAGAGGTTACAGGTTACCAGCCTGAGTTGCCACAGGAGATTATCCTTGACAACACAAACCCACTGTTCAAGTTCATGTTTGAGTACGCTAAGAAGTTCCCTATCGGTACAGCTTGTAACGTTCCTGTTGTTCTTGGAATTCCTAGCATGACTACAGGCGCAACTACAGAAGCTATTTGCTGGCAAGAGGCTAGCGTTATCATTGACACGCTGAACACCGTAGACGGTACTCTATCGTTCAAGATTGGTCTGAATGGTACACCTACAATGGGTACTCTTACGGGCTTGGGTACTGATAACGTTAAGTTTGTTCCTGCTAGTGGTGTAGCTGCTTAACAGCTGAGTAGTGCTATACTAGGGGCTAAGGGTTAAACTCTTAGCCCTTTTTTATTGCCAAAAGAAAGGTTAAAACAATGGTTGAGTACACAGACAATCAAGGTATTACGTTCGAGTTGCCTAAGTTGACTACTAAGCTAATGGCAGAAATGAGCAAGGTTACACAGAGCGGCGATATTGTCGAGACGGTCAAGGCTAAATACGGCTTTGTAAAGCTATGTCTACCCGCTGAGTACCTCAAAGAGCGCCTAGACGGGTCTAAGATTGACGATATCGACCTTGTAGAGTTGGCAAAGGTCTATTCAGACGTTGCCAACGCCTATAGCGCTCCTATGTTCGAGGCTAACACGCAGGGCGTAAATGAGCAGCTAGACCGCATTAAACCTATGGTAGACGTTGCTCAATCTATGGCAAACGTGGCAGCTGCTAATAAGAACTCAAGGCAAGTATTCAAGGCTATCTAAAATGATTGACCTGAGATATTCAGACCTCCCCGCAGCCTTAGAGGTTGACGGGGGGGTTTTCGCTATTAAAACAGACTTTAGAGTGTGGTTAGCGTGGTTAGAGAGCCTAGAGGTCAACGGGGTAGCTGAGTACGGAATATTCGAGAGCGATATACCACAGGGTGACAGCTGGGTAGAGGTTGCTCAACAGTTCGCACTAAGCGCCCCTGTAACGCCTGTAGGTAAGGCAGTAGAAACCGTACAAGCGTTCGATTTTATTCGAGACGGTGACTATATCGTAGGTTCATTCCAGCAAGTCTACGGGATAGACCTCACAGACCCCGCCCTATCTATGCATTGGCATAGGTTTCTAGCCCTTTTTAGGTCGTTGCCTGAAACGTGCATAATGTCCAAGATTATGGGTTATCGCACGTTCAAGAAAGCCGATAAAGGCGATTATAATAAGAGCATGGAAAAGGCTAAGAGAGCCTATACCCTACCGCCAAAACATACGTTTATGACTGAACAGAAAGCGGTACAGGATAAATCTATAGATGACTGGGCTGATTGGGCGTTTGGTAAAGTTACACTGTAACCCTAAAGTAACCCTCAAGTTAGCAGGTCATAAGGCAGAAAGAGGTTAGAATTGGCTGACGGCGCAATTAAAATCACGCTGGACGTGCTAACGGGAGACGCAAAGGGTAAGGTCAATGAGTTTGTAGGGGCTACAGATGAAGCACTAGGGTCTGTAGGCGATAAGTCAAGTAGCACGTTTGACGCCTTAAAAATCGCTGGTATTGCTGCATTTACGGCGGTAGCGGCTGCAGTGGTAGGCTTTGCAAAACAAGCGTTCGAGGCTTACGCACAATATGAGCAGTTGGCGGGCGGTGTATCTAAGCTATACGGTACAGCTGGTAAGTCTATCGAGGAATACGCCGCTAGTGTTGGTAAGTCTGTATCTGAGGTTGAGGGTGAGTATAACCGTCTACAGGCAGCGCAAGATTTAGTGTTCAAAAACGCTAATGACGCATGGAAAACCGCAGGTATGGACGCTAACCAGTATATGGAGGTAGCCACTAGTTTCTCCGCTAGTCTGATTAACTCGCTAGGCGGTGACACGGTAGCAGCTGCACAACAGACCGATGTCGCAATGAGGGCTATTAGTGACAATGTAAACACGTTCGGCACTGACATGGGTTCTGTAACTCAAGCGTTCCAAGGCTTTGCAAAGCAGAACTACACAATGCTGGATAACCTTAAATTAGGTTATGGCGGTACTAAAGAGGGTATGCAGCAACTTATTGCGGACGCTAACGCCTACGCAGCTGCAAACGGTCAAGCTGCTAATTTATCCATTGATAGCTTTAGCGATATTGTCACAGCTATTGAACTGGTACAGGAAAAACAGGGTATCGCTGGTACTACCGCTAGAGAGGCAGCTACCACTATTGAGGGTTCTATTACCTCGCTGGGTGCTGCATGGAATAACTTTGTGGCTGGTATCGGTAAAGACGGTATCGACCTAGAGCCTTTAGTGCAGAATGTAGTAGAGGCACTGGGTAACGTTGTTCATAACGTTGTACCCGTAGCGGGTCGCATTATGGCGGGGCTGGGTTCGGCTTTAATCAACGCCGTTCCTCAAATGGTGCAAGGCTTAGGTTCAGCAATCTCAGACGCTTTAGCGGGTATCGGTATTACCTTGCCTAGCCTAAACATTGACGGTCAAATGTTCGACAATCTGAACGGCGCTTTAGACCCTGTAATAGAGCATTTTCAAAACGTTAGCGATATGCTTGTAAGGGTGTTCAATAACCCTACTGTACAGGCTGGTATAACCTCTATTGTTGATTCATTGAATGATATAGGCAATGTTTTAACGGCTACGCTTGCTAACGCCATTCAAGCGATTGTAGATATCTCAGAGCCTTTTATCCCCGTAATAGAGAATTTAGCGGTTGCGATTATGCCTGTTTTGCAGGGAGCATTTGAGTTTATCGCTGGTGTTTTTGCTGGTTTAGCGCCTGTTTTGAGTATTGTTTTTGACATTCTATCAGGGTTAGCAAATGTTATTGCCTCTGTTTTGTTGGTTGCAGTCGCAGCTATGACACCATATTTTGAGGCAGTAGGGGCTATTTTCAGCTTTGTAGGTGCATTGGCTCAAGCCTTAGGCGCTGCACTTATGGACGTTTACAACGTCATTGTTGGTTCGGTGCAGGTTGCATTGTCTAATATCTCTAACTGGATAAACAACGATGTTATACCAGCGATAAATATGTTCATGGCGGGCGTAAGGGCTTTAGGTTCGCTTGTTGGAGACGCATTTAATTCAATGGTAAACGCTGTTTCCCGCTTTGCGTCTGATTTTGCGAACGGCGCTAGACGTGCAGCCGATGATTTTGGTTCAAACCTTAGAAGTGGACTTAATACGGTAGTCAACGGTATCGGCTCAATCGGTCGCAATATCGTTGACGGTATCGTAGGCGGTATTAAGGGCGCAATAGGAAACGTTACAAGTGCGTTACGTGGTGGCATTGAGAGCGCTATCAACAACGTAAAAGGTTTCTTGGGTATCCATTCACCGTCTAGGCTTATGCGTGACTTAATCGGCGTGAACATGGCAAAGGGCGTTGCCGTGGGTATTGACGTGGGTTGGAAAAAGTCTGACCCGTTCAGCGGTATGAGGCAGGATATTAACGACAATATCAACGGCGTTCAGTTGGATATTAGCCGCAACGGTTCTATGCTTAGTTCGTGGTCTAACGGTTCTTCTGCTAGCACAAAAATCAATCAGACGTTTAATACTAACGTTGTACGTGCAGATGATGACCTGTATACCGCTGCTACAATCATTCATAGAAACGCACTTTATGAGGCACAGGGGGTCTAAATGCAAACATGGCAAGCCGTCATTTCAAAGGGCGGGCGTAAGGTTCATATCAACGGTACAGGCGGGGCTACAGGTGCAGCCCTTAACGCCCGTACTATAAAAGGCTGGTACTCTACTCCACAGCCTAAAGTAAAGCTAACAGAGCGTGAGAGTTCAGACGGCGCTCACGATGTAGAGCCTAACGCCGTTCTATACTCAGCCCGTACAGTCACATTAGAACTATACGCAGAGGGTTCAGACCGTTCAGAGGTTCAGCAAGCAATAAACGACCTTTTAGCAATGGCACACGGTCTAGTTAAATTGCGTGTAAAAGACGATAATCATGATACCTATGTTGAGGGCTATCTAAGCGTTGATGTAAAAGCCGACAAAGCTACCCGCAACCGTGAAGAAGTGACCGTGACTATCGTATGCCCACGCCCTGAAAGGCTTTCAGAGGCTTTCTCCGTGGCATTTATGACACCTAGCGTAAAAGGTTACGGCGGTTTGCAATATAGCGCCTTAGGAGTGCTTACATTCCCTCTTAGCTATGGAGTGGCAGCCGAAAGAGTAACGTCTATTTGCACAATCACCAACCACGGTACAGCTACCGCCTACCCCGTTATCACAGCAAGGGGTAATTTATCGTTTGGCTTTACCGTGACTAATTCGGCTACGGGTGAACAGCTAGGCTATTCAGACGGCGTTAGTTCGGCGCCCGTTATTCTTGACAGCCGTACAAGAACAGCAAGCGTTAACGGCGTTGATGTGACCCGTAACGTCTATTTGCGTGAGTTCCCTGTAGTGGGTGCAGGCGAGACTGTTACACTATCACTAGAGGCAGCTGGAACGGGTACGGTAGAGGTCAATCTAAGAGATACGTTTATTTAAGGGGTTCATATGGCAAATGTAGCGTTTGGAGTTCGACAGACAGCGGACGGTATCGGTACAACCGATGTAGATATTCGCAAGATGTTGGCGCATAAGTGGGTTAACAAGGGCGTAGTTGGTGGGTTATCTGTAAAGGGTTCAACTGGTCTAACCTATATCGTGGGTGCTGGTATGGCAATCTGCTCTAAGGGAGCGGGAGACGGCTTTACAGAGGCGTATTTTGACGGCGGTCAAACCCCCGC